TGCACAGATTCGCAGGCACAGTACCGTCGTCCAGAGACAGGATGGTATCCTCCCCCAGTCGGGCTAAGGCAAGATTGCAAACCTGCACGGTCGAGGTGGCCACGATGTCACCCCAAAAAGGTGGGTGCGCGTCCCTGCGCCGCGAAGTCCTTAGTTCTCCACAACGTCCAGATGAGCGACGGCTTTCCGGCCGGCGGTCGTGTTGATCGCCGTGGCCTGGCCGAAAGTCAGGATGATGCTGATGTACTCATCCTTCGTGTCGGCCTCAAACCCGTCGATGTTCCCGTTCAGCTCCACGCTGCCAGCCGCGGTCGCGGTAGTTGCGCCCAGGAACGCGGTCGGGTTAGCAGGCACCGCAGTACCGTCCCGCTTCGTGTAGGCATCATAGCCTACACTCACGGTCACGTCCGCCCCCAGAGACTCAAAGTACAGCTTCGACAGAGGGCGCAGCACCTGGCCGTGGTACAGGCGGGCGATCTCAACGGTCAACCCGTTAGTTTCGTTCCCGTCAAGGACCACCGTGCCCTTAAACTGCCGCACCTTGCCGCGAATAGCCGTTGCCTTCTGAAGGGACCGGGTGCCGTCGCCGTACTGGCCATTCTCGTAAGCGTTCAGCTCAGAACTCAGTCGGTTAGCCATAGGTCACCCCTCCCATTATGCAGTCTCGTCGCACAGCACACGGACAACCTTCTCGTCCTCAATCCGGGTCGCTCCCACATCGGAACTAATCCAGACCTGAGTCGAGTAGTTCTTGTCCGGCCGCTCGCTGATCCGCACACGCGGCTCGATGTTGATGGCCAGACCCATCCCGGCCATCTCGCCGGCCACGAACGCGAAGCACTTCCGATAGCCGTTGCTGTCCGTCTGCAACAGCTCGGTCCGCACGAACTGGAAGCCCATGTACGTGTTGACCTCGCCGGCCACCAGCGCCCTGATCGCGTTGTAGTCGGCGCTCCGGATCTCGGTGGTACGGAGCAGGCTGTCGATCTGAGACTGGGTGCAGACGAACACCAGGGGGCCCTGGTCGATCACCTCGTTCTTGGCCAGCATGCTGCGGGCCCGGATGAGCTTCTCGATCGTGAGGTTCGAGTTGGCCGGCGCCCCGCCGGGCTCCACCGCGTTCACCGCAACCTCTTGCGAGCTGGGGAAGTTGGCCGTGGTAGTGCCCTTATGCCCCTCATAGACCACGCCGTCGAGCGCCCTGATGATGACGCTGTCGATCGCCCGGCCCATCGCCATGGCGCCGGCCAGCGCATAGGCGTTGGTCGGGTCGATCAGCAGTCGCACCTCATCGGGCTCGTCGATCAGGTCCGCCCAGTCCCACGTCTCGGTGACGCACCAGCGCCGGCTGTGCGGAGTATCGATCTGCGGGGTGTCCGCATGGCGGGAGGTCCGCTTCACGGCCGAAGTGGCGCCGATCCGCTCGAAGGCCACCCGCTCGCCGCGGTAGTCCTTACGACGGAGCAGTCCGGCCAGGCGGCTCCCCTTCTGCTGGCCCAGGTGGATGACGTTGGACGCGAAGGCATCCACGAAGGCCGTGTCAACCTGAAAACTCATTGGCAACCCTCCAAGTCGTTGAATTTCTTCAACTTCTCGGTCGAGCTTCCCCGGTCACCGGGACTCGCCATGCGGCACTCCCGCGGCCGCTGACGTGTGGGGCTCCATACCCCCACCGGAGACCGGACCCACCAAGGGCTGCCCGGGTGTCGCACGAGGCTCGGCCGGCGGCCGGGCCCCGTACGACATATAGCAGACCAAAAAATCGCAGGTTTGTCAACCCACTGGCTGCAAATCCCCCGCTCGGTCAGCGCGCGGACAGATACCGGTGCAGCTCATAGTAGCGCTGCACGGCGGACTGGTGGTGCGGATGGGTGCTGTGGTGCAGCGGGTGATCCTTGTTGTTCCACATCTCCTGAATCTGCGCCCGGGCCTCGTCCGGGGTCAGCCCCCCCATCTGGCCGGAGTGCTCCGGCAGCTGGGTGCCGGACTCCTTCAGTAGCTCGGCGGCCTTGGACAGGACGGACAGCACATGCGGGTCCTCCAGCAGGCCGGCCTCGGCCAACGCCTGTGCGGCCTCATCACCGCCCAACTGCTTCGCCGCGGCGGCCGCGTCGAACTGCACCCTCTCCAGCGCCTGGCCGAACTTCTGCTGCAGCAGGGCCTGCCTCTCCTGCTCCTCCTTCTGCTCCTCCATGACCAGGTTCCGGTGCTGCTCGGCCAGCCGGTCCATGTACGCCTGGGCCTGCTGCTGGGTCAGCCCAATCTCGTGGAGCGCTTTCAGGTTCGCCTGAACGAACTCCGGATCTAGCCCGGCATCCTCCGGCACGTTCACCTGGTACTTGTCGGGACTCTCTGGCCACCCAAGCTTCTTCAGCACGGCCGCGGTTCCCTCCTGGTCCTGGCTCGGATCGGTTGGAATCCGGGCCACCCCAGGCACCTCCTGCAGGCGGCTGTAGAACTTGTCCCAATCCTCCTGCCCGGCGTCCTTCCCAGGAATACGAATGGAGCCGCCCAGCATCCGCTGCGCATGCACAAGCTGCTTCGCCAGGCTGGGGATGTCCTTCGTCTGCTGAATCACCGGCTCAGAGCGCAGCTCCTCCGGCAGGGACTCCTTCCAGTCCCCGGGATGCTGCGCGCCGGCGCCCTCAGCCCCTCCGGCCTGCGAGCCGTCGTTGCCGGCCTCCTCCAAGTAACGGTCACGAATCATCGGTCGCCTCCTCATCGAGTTCTTCCGGTCTACTCTCCACGATCTCCTTCAAGTTCAGGACGAACGAGCGCTCCCCCTCCAAGATTGGGTCCATCTCCTCGTTCGTCACCATTACATGATGCTCAATCATGAGGTCCAGCGCCTCCTGGCCCAGCGGAGAGCTGAACAGCTCCCGCAGAACCTGGACGTAGCGCTTCGCGCGTCGCTCTTCGTCCATATTACCTCCCGGTCTTGTTTTGAACCTCCGCCGCGGCCAGGGCCTGCTCCATCTCCGCCTGCCGTGCCATCTGCTCAGCGCGGGCCTGGCGGATCTGCTGCACCTCGTCCTCCGACCTCTGCACGGCCGCAGGGACCCCATAGCGGTCCGCAAGCTCCTTCCGATAGGCGTCCCAGTCCACCCCGTCCATCACCTCTGGATTGATCTCCGCGACCGCGACTAGATCGCCCAGCCAGCGCTGAATCGCCACGACGTTCGACATCTTCTGTGCGCGGCTGAACGGACCTACGTACTCCACGTCGATCCCCGGAGACAACTCCAACAGCTCAGGGGGCGGAGGGGGCAGAGCATCCTTGCGCAACATCATAGCGAAGCAGCGTACGATGAGCGGGTTCATGAACTCGTACACGATGGCGCCCAAAGACGGTCCCAGCAGCTTCTGCATCTGCTCGTAGCGCACCTCCACCTCGGTCGCGCTCATCGTTTTCGACTCCTGGACCGGAGGAAGCTGAAGCTGGTCGATGAAATAGGCTCGCTCAATGGCCATCTGCAGATCCCTGTGCTTCAGCTCCGATACGTCGAACCTAAAAGCGTTGCTGTCGTACAGGGCCTGCAGGTCCTCCATACGACGTACGTCGGTAATACCTCCGGCATAAGTGCGCACGCGGCCCATTACGCCCTTATGCCGACGCTTCAGCGGCGGATCTAGGACCTTCTCCCACGCCTTCAGGCCCAGCTCTTTCGCCTTGTTCAACGTCTTGACATCAGGAAGAACGTCGATCCCAATGCCGCGCCCGTAGACCTCTCCGGACTTCTTCCCAATCCGAGTAATGTGCACGGGCAGCTCGTAGTAGCCGTCCCGCTTCAGGACCAGCTTCTCTTTGGGATCGACATAGGTGGCCAACCAACGCCGCTGGGTCGGACCGGCCAACTGACCGACCGGCACTCGACGGGCCTTGCGGTTGAACTTAATGTGCAGCACGACGCTGCGGGGTTTTTCCGGGTCGCTTTTGGCCTCTTCAAGCATCCGGTCGGTGACCTTGAAGCCAGGCCACTCGACCACCGACTGGTTGTCCATCCGCAGTTCAAGGAATACCTCGGCCACCCGGCCGGTGCGGTCTTCACGGACCCAATAATCGGTCAACGGCAGGGCCCGGAAAGAAAACCCTTGGAAGCCAACCCGCTGGGCCACCTCCTCGTCCTGCTCCTCGTGCAGCAGGCAGGCCGTGCCAAACCCAAACAGATCCTCATAATACTCGACCGCCTCGCCATCGAAGTTCGACTCAGCCAGGGCCGAATGCATCAGCTGAGTGCACTCGTCCAACCACCGGCGGGCGGCCACCAACTGATTGAGCTTCTTCTGCCGAAAGCGCAGCCCGAACCAGCTCATCTGAGTCGTGGTCAGCGCGCCATGCACAGCAGCGGCCAAGGTTCGGTTGGCCCGCGGGGCGGTGCTGTCGAACAGCTCAAGCTGAAGCTTCTGCCCGCGCTCAGGAGACTCGAAAAAGCCCTGCCGGCGAGGCATGATCCACGTGGCCACCTCACGGAACAGCTCGTCGAACAGGCTGCGGTCCCGCTTCAACCTCGTCCAGCGGGAGCAAAGGCGGACCGCCTCGGGATCCGCGTTGGCCGCGGCCGAGCCGCCGGCTCCAGTGTCGTAGACGCCGTCAGTCATTCGCCAAACCTGTTACGGGCGGGAGCCCGCTTGCCGCGGGACGGGGCCGGGATGAGCGAGCGCCGGCGGACGTTCTCCGACGGAATGGGGGTTAGCAGGGCGCCCCCGAACACACGGCGCAGCCGCCGGCTGCGGCGCAGCTCAGAACGCTTCCGCCGCTGCGCCTCCGCGTCGAGGTTTCGCTGGCGGGGGATGCCTACCTTCCCCACATCAGGGCTCACGCCCCTGTTGAGCAAACTGCCCGCGGCAGCGCCCAGCCTGGCCCCCTTGTAGGCGCCGGAAGCAATTTCTTTGAAGCCAGGAGAGGTCGCCGCCGTCCCACCAGAGGCGCCGCCGAGCGCAAGAGACCCGGCGGGCAGAGACAGCATCGATTCCAGTGCCGCGGGGGCGACCGCAGAATACCCGGCGGGAATGGTGGCGCCCGGCATCACGGACATGCCACCCACAAGAGATCCCTTCATCAGGGACGCCTTCGGTACGATGTACGCGGGGGCGGTG